GGCACAACAGATGCTGCTGAAGCAAATGCAAACAACAATGCAATCAATGGTCAGTCACAAAAACTAGACGGTTTGAATGTAAAACTGCAAGGTATTGATATGGTCAACCTAGCAGATAATCCACACCACAGAGGTATTTTTCGACAAGATAATCAGGCATATGCTTCTCTTGGAACAGCACCTTCTACTTACAATGGATGGATCTACAATGCATTTACTATCACGGGTACGCCAGCAGGTCAGCACTACAGTCAGACAGGTTCTGTCAATGTTGATTTTGAGTATCCTATCAATCACGATAATCTGTTTGCTATCAATACCAACCATTCCAAAGGAACCAAAGTACAAGTAAACGGATCATCAGGAAAAGCATTACAACACCACGACAAGATACAAGTAAACTGGAATGTAAATGTCTGGGACATATTACATAACGGTAATGTAGCAAGAACATCACCAGCAAGTTATATGTCATCATTGGTAGATACTGCAACAAGTGGTATTGGTGTTGGTGAATACTATTATCTGATCTATCCAAAGTTCAACACTACTTCAAACTCACTGAATGATGATGACTTCAAATCACCACAAGGTGCAGGTTTCTACCAAGTTTTGTCCAACCAACCACCAGAATACTTTGATCCATCAACACTGACAAATGGAAACTCAGATGTGCTGTTTGATTTTAGTGCAAGAAGGTTCGACCACTGTTCTATTGTACCAATGCATTTTGTGACAGCAACACAGACAGCAAGTGGTGGTGGTAGATTTGCAACTTACTTTACATACGACGCCTTTACACAAGAATATCAATCAGCAGGGCCGAGTGGTATGGTATCTGGACAACACACATTCAATGTAAATGTTGCTGGTGGTGGAGGTAAAACTCTGTATGGTGTCCAACTGTATATTAGCGGCCCACACAGAATAAACTCAGAAGGTCAGTTTTTGGAAAGCGAAATAACAGATCCAGGAAATAATCTGCACGGTGTTGATGTTTCGATAGTATTAGAAAGAGCAGCGATAGAAGTACAGATACTTAATCCACAAACAGGGAGAGAATAATGTCATATACAGCACCAAATACATTTTCAGACGGACAAGTAATAAATGGGTCATCAGTAGAACAGAACATTGATGCACTACAATCATATCTAAACGGTGGTATCAGTGCCGGTGATATTGATCCAACAGCATTGAATAACGACTTTGGATTGAGACACGTGATGAAAGGTGAATACTTTGCAATCAACAATCGTTATGAGTTTGCGACTGGTTTGGTGCAAGGTACACTTGGTTCTAATCCTACAGGTGGTTATGCTGGAAACATTATTGGTGATACAAGTGGACAGCAAGTATCAGCATCAGGTACAGGTATCGACTTTTACTTAGAAGAAGATGCAGATGTTTTTATACAGGTCACACTGTATCCAAGAACTTACAGTGGATCTAATCTAGCAGAGGTTGGTTTGTCAGGAAAGACAACAACAATAGCAATCAAGCGAGATGGTGATCAAGCAGCATTCGCTACAACAACAGCAGCATTTATGACAGAGTCAGAGTTTGGTGTAAGCAGCACTGCATCAAACGATGGCGGTATCTACGGATTAGAAAGGCGTCGACCATATTACGGAAACTACTATGAGTTTTTGAATGCAGGAGAACATAAGTATAATCTAAGGATAGGATCTGCTGAAAGATCTGTACCACTTTTCTTTGTCCAAGTGAATGTATATGCATATTATCGCAGTACAACAGTATAGGAAAAATCGTTAGCAATATATAGGAGACACATCATATGGAACCATTGACAACAGCAGCCCTGATATTAGGGGCAGGAAAACTGATAGGAGGCGTAGGTCAAGGTATCGCCAACATCCAAAGGACAGCACCAAATGAAGCGCTGTTAGATGAGATCGCAAGATTGGAAAGATTACAAGAAGCAGATGCACTTGGTTTAACTGGCACAGAAAGAGCAGCATTTACAGATGCATTCGTCAATCCACAAAGAGCACTTGCAGAACAGCAAATGGAACAGTCACAGGCATTACAAGCAATGTCACAAGACAGTGGTGAACAACTAAGACGACTACGTGCACAAGAAGAACAAGGTCAAAGAGCACTGGCTGAAAGCAACAGACAGGTAGAACTGCTAAATCAACAACAAGCAGAAAGTCAAAGACAAGCACTCTTACAAATGCAGATTGCAGAAGAACAGCGACAAGCAGATCGAGCAGCAGCAATAACACAAACAGTTTCAGCAGGATTGGCAGGTGCAGCAAACATTGGTGCAGGTATGATATCTATGAACGAACTAGCAGCATCAGGTGCAGGTGCTTACGACGCTGCTTCACTACAAAGATTAGGTTCTATGTACGGATATGCATTTCCACAGTATCAACAGCCAATCGGTCAACCATTTAACTTACCTCCAGGTGCAGTACAACAAGGTATGTTTATGCTACCACCTGCATACTATGGAATGGCAACACAACCAG